GCGAGCCTCGCCAGACCAGAGAACAGTGCGAGAACCAGTCCAAGTATTAGTTGTGGCATTGTAAGTGCCTTCGCTAATATTGGAGTCAAAGATTTCAATGTTCGCAAAATTAAAACTAGACACAACCTTAAGATTGTGCGAAAGCCAGCGAGAATCTATTCCGGAGCGTGAGTTTAAAGCCATGAGTTATCCCAGCCCTCGGTATTACCGACGACCTGGAATGAATCATATACATCGTACTGGTCGTCTTTATCTGCCTCAGCGAATAGGAACTTAGCCTGCTCACGAAGTTCAGCACCCAGTTTTGCACCATCGGTACTCAAATCATAAGTCTTAATGACCTTATTAATTAAAGCCTCAGAAGTGGCTAGGACCAACTTAGCCTGAGCCGCTGCTCGCTTTACGTTATTAGAGTAAAGCGAAGCAAATGCCTGGATCTGGTGGTCGTCGAAAAGATACTCTGCGGTACCGGATGGGTCTGATGCTGGAGTCAGCTGCTCAGTGTCCGGCACAAGCAGGCGAATCTGCCCGATAACGCTTGAGTAGTCGGGTGGGTAGATATCTGGAATGTGTGCCATGACTCTATTCTATCTTATTATGCTAAGGCTTCTGAGATGTCCTCAGCGGTTAGGCCAGTTGCCTCAGCGATTGCTGCAAGCACAGTAGCCCTCTTGGCCGCTGCGGCTTCTTCCGCTGCTAAGCGCTCGGCTTCAAGAGCAGCTGCTGCCGCTGTTCTCTCTTCTGCTTCCGCAAGTTCAGCTTCAGTCATATCACGTTCAATTGACTGTCCAGTAGAGCAGTCAATTTCAATTATTTTACTCATTGTTTATCCCTTAGTTATTCCATATAATGTAAAAGTTGAACCAGCGGCAAATGCGCTACCGCTAGTGTCAAATGCTATTCTAGTTATAGCTGCTGATTCTCTATAAAGAACACAATCCAGCCTAAGCCCAACTGCAGTTGAGTTGTTTTCATTAACGCTATCCACAAGCACCTGCTTAAATTTCGATGATGTGTAATTTGGGATGTACATCTCGTTGTTAGAAAACGTATTTGCAGTCTGATTGGTATCATTAATCACACCAGCAACGCCATAGGAGCTGCTATTAATCGAAGAAGGAGACGAACCGTTTGAGAATAACGACCTGTGGGTAACATTTGCTGGGTATGTAGTATTATTTAAATAAAATCCGACAAAGTTTGTTCCCGTTGAGTTTGTTGTGCTAGTTGCTCTTGCGCTAATAACTACTTTTAAATCTGTAAAGTTCTGCGGAATATTGTTAAAAACGACAGCTCCTGAGCCACCAGTCGGGACGGTCTGCGTAAAGATGGGCTGCATTGCAATTATCACTTATGCCCCCGTAACTTGAGATGATGTAATCCCATAAAGGTCTATCCTGGTTCCCTGTAGCCAGGTATTACTATCGGTTATTACCCTAAGTTGATTCACTGCAGCAGTGGACCTCCATGACCCTGAGATTAAACAAGCATTTCCAGAGCCATTTCTATCTACTCCACCGATAACCCTTATTGTTTTATTCTTAGACGTGTTCGCATAGTCTAAAATATCAATAATTGAAACACCAAACACATTGCTTACACCGGTATCTCCGACAGTTGCCTGAATTGAAATAGCCCCAACAGATGTGCCCACATCAGAAAATACAGAAGAGCCATTACCTCGCATACGATGCCAAGAGTAATTGTTACCGCCATCATTATTTATAAACATGTATGTTGAAAGACCTTCGCTAAAAGAGGTATTTCCACGGCCAAATATACGAAGTTGCAGATGAGTATATTCTTGCGGTATATTCGTAAATTCTAATTCAGCAGCATTTCCAGAGCCCACGGTTTGCCCACCAATCCAAATCATACTCATTATGCGATTCCCCTAATTCCATACAGCGTCAAAGTTGAGCCCGGAACCCAGTCGTGGGAGGTGTTTATTTGAGTTATCGCTGAGGTGTTTCTCCAAAGCATTGTCGATAGAGACGTAAATCCAGCGCCATTCATGTCACCAGAGGACCTCGCTAAAACAGTCTTAAATCCAGATGTATTAGTGTAATTTAATATATGTTGATAAATAATTCCAAGCATAGATGAATCTGTGGAGCCAACAATATAGCCTCCAACTATTGCCCCAGACGATGAAGTCACTCTAGTCGAGCTCGCTGTCGAACCATTGCCTAAAAGAAAAGTTGTTGAATAATTTGATGTTGTTCCGTCACCATTGAGACTAGTATTGTAATAGTATGGATACCCAGAAGTTGCCCCGGACCCTGTTCCACCTAAAGCAGTGTTTACTACAATAAGTAAATCCTGATAAGTTTGCGGGATGTTCGTAAAGGCAATGGCCTGCGGTCCAGTGACAGTTACGGTGGCAATTGGAACCATTGCCCCATACTGGTTACCAGCATTCATGGACTTATAATCCATGCGTGGAGTCGCTAAGGAACCCGCTCCTGAAAGTTTATATACGCCCATTGCTAGACAATCTCCACTCCACTGATGTGGAAGTTGATTGTAGTTGCCGAGGCACCGCCGGTGATTGTCTGAGTTGCTGTAAGAACCTGCTTAAGGTCGATAACAGTTGAATCATTTGCAGCAACTGCAATTAGTGTCCCCAGGTTTACTCCGCCAAGTCCTAGCGTAAATGTAGCAGTACTGTTTGCTGTATTAGTCACAACAATGCTAGTCACAACTGCTGTAGTCGCAGACGGCACAGTGTAAAGAACTGTGCTAGTTGTTGTCGTGGCTGCACCACGGAAAAGAGTTTTTGATACGGTAGCCATTAGTTACTACACCTTTCAAATATTAAGTTTAAACTGCGTCCATTACATCTTTGATGAGGTTATCCTCAATCTTCTGCGGGTCTGCAGGGGTTGAACCCTTAGAGGTCCAAGTGTAACCATCCCAAATCCAGGTGCGATTATTTACAGTGAACTCCTGGTTTACTGTCGGGCTATCTGGGAAATTGATTGGCATGAGTCTATTATACCTTAGTCGGCTGATTCTAGTGAGGCTAGGAAAGCAACATATTCTGGGTTTGATTCATCCGCTGGGAATGATTTGAAAGCACCATTGCCTAGGTCAATGATGATGTGCTTCTGGGTTCCACCCATTGATTCAACTTCGATTTCTTCGTAATTCATTTTTATAACTCCGCATTAAACCCGAGGTATGAACTAGTGCTATTATTGCCCTGTATCCAGGTTACCCTGCCAGATGTCATTCCACCGGGTGCCGTAAAGTCAACGCTTCCAATATTATATGAAGTTCCATCGCCAAGGGCAATAGTGCTAATCGCAGAAGCGTTTGCACCATCAGCATATCTTATTAGGGATAGAGATGGATAGTCTATGGAAGATGGTATTGCTCGCATTTGCACAGGGAACGTACAGTAAACCCTGCCGGTAGTTGTAGATGATGCGCTTCCAATTGCTAGCAGGCCGTATGCGTTACCCGATAAGGCTCTATAATAATACCGCTGACAAGCAGCTAATTCGCCTTGGATAGTTCCAGCAGCACGCTTGAAGGGAGTTGCTGTGGAGCCAGCCTCAAGTTGGATGCCAGTGATTTCTATGTAATCGTTAGCGCCAGCGGTCCCAGTGGGGGTCCAGGTAAAAAATGCACCAATTTGCGTTGCGTTACTAGGCATTAATCCAGTGAAACTAAATCTCTGCCAAGAGGTTGTAGCTGAGACTGTGCTCTCAGCTACAGTTTGTCCAGTAAAGCCGTTCATAAGGTTTTGGTCAGTTCCGGTACCAAAACCTAACTTTGCTGTAAAGCTGCCTCCGCTTGAAGAGTAGTTTGCCCCCGCACGAAGATAAAAAGACATAGTGAGTGTTTTACCGGCAAACTGAATAGAGTCGTTGGTTTCTAGCGAAGTAGAAAAAGACCAGGGAGTGAGTGCGGTAGTTCCAGCATTTCTTTGTATCCTGGCTGCGTACGGTATTCCAGTTAGCCCTGATGAAATACGGCTAAAGGTCCAGGAAGTTACGCCGGGCCATGTCGCCCAACGATCTGCTAAATAAGTAAGTGCTGTTGGTGGGGTGATGGCGGTACCTCGCTGCCAAATATCAAACCCGCCATTAATGACAGCGTTCTGCCCATACTGCAAAGAATTATAGTCAAGTCCAAGCACAGCTGCTGACTGCGTTCCAGAGTTGGTGATTGGTGATGCCACAGCATTTACGCCAGACTTACCATCTAGGGCTGGATTTGATTCCACCCAGAATGAGTCATAGTAGACATATGTTCGTGCGTTGGTAGAGTTGAACCACACGTCACCATTTGCCGGTGAGGTCGGAGCAGTATCAGAAACATTGTAGCGACTTACGCTGGTATTAGAAACCTTGTTTGCCCAAACAGTCCCATTCCAGATCCAGGTACGGCCATTAGCCGTAAACTCTTGGTTTAGGGTTGGGGAGTTTGGGAAGTCAATCGCAGCCATGTTTCTATTCTACCTTATCTTAGATGACTAGGGTTGCTGCTTCTTCTTCAGTAAGCGGCTCACCTGCAATTAGTTTTGCACGGGCTGATGCCTTTAGGGTTGCTAGGGCTTCCTCTGCGGCAATGCGCTCAGCCTCAGCTGCTGCAGAAGATGCGATAAGTTCTTCACGAATAGCAATCTCTTCGGCTGTCAATTCAACCTCGGACCAGGTGTTTGTTTCGCCATCCCAAACTGCTTTAATTAATGTTTCAGTCATTTTTGTTTTCCTATTCTAAGAAACCGTAGCCCCACCGGAGCCCTTGGTGATGCCATAAAGTGATACGGAACTATTCTCAACAAGTGAACCATTTGCTGCGATTATTTGCACAGATGTAATTGCTGCAGTCAAAGTTAGATTTGATGCAATAATTCTAAAGTCGTGAGATGATGAATTGTTTTCAGATGCGCTGTCAACTGAAAATGTTTTTACAAGATTATTTGCATAGTTAGGCAAGTATATTTCAAGCGCTGAAAACGTATTAGCCGTATAGCTACTGTTCTGATAATTCATCTCAAAAATAGCAGCGTTATTATTAACAGTATACGAACCCAGGCCAACATCTCTAACTCTCAAATACCTAGATGTAATTGTCGAGCCCGAGCCACCAGTACCATTAATTGTAAGGTATGTTTGAAAATCGCCAGATGATTGGCTATTTCTTGTAGATGCAACAATTAATAAATCTGTATAGGTTTGCGGGATATTGTCTAGCCCAATAAATGAGGACCCGCCGGCACCAACGGTGTAAGTTGTAATAAGTTTCATACTCATGCTACTATCCCATACAAAGAAATGACAGAACCCGGGTCAAACTGAGCACCCTGAGAGTCCACGATAATTGATGTTATTGCGGAGTTGCTTCCCCATTTGTAGCCCTGTGCTACAACCTCGTTGCCAGGCGCATTAAGTCTGCAGAGCACGCCCTTGTGCTTGTCTGTTGCTGAGTAGTCCATTATATTAACTATGCAATTGCTACCCGATGCCGTTAAAGCGCCGTGGTAGTTTATATTTAAAGCGGTCTGAGTTCCGCTGTAGCTTCCGTAAGAACCAGCGCCATTGGTGTGCATTGTGATTCTGTTGTAATTTGAGCTAGTATCTGAATTGAAAATTAGAGATAGTCCAGATACTGATGTAGTTTGCTTCACGGATATAATGCAAACAATGTCCCTGTACGCTTGGGTTATTCCAGAAAAGGCTACGCTGGTTACCGCACTGGTTACAGTTAGGTTGGCAATTGGCTTATACGTTGAAGTTGGCATAATTATCCCTTAATTCCGTATAATGAAAAGCGAGTTCCAACTGCACCATTGCCACCAAAACCAATATTCACAGTGTTAATAGCGGCCGTTGAATACCATGCGCCAGAAGCCATTACAATTTCCGGTGAGCCCGCAGCGCTGGCTGTAAAAGTTTTAATTGTTTTATTTTTTGTAGTATTTCTGTATTCTGGTATGTCAATTATGATTGGCATTGAGACGTTTGTTTGGCCACCATTGTGAAACCCAAATGTTTGTATATTTGTAGCGCTTGAAGTGTAACCAGCATAAACACCACCACCATTTCCCGACATCCTGTGCATTGAATAGTTTCCGGTTACCCCATTAAAGTAAATACCCATTCCCCAGCCGCCGCTAGATGGATTGATTACTGCTCTAATCTGCAGGTGTTTATAGTCCTGCGGGATGCTAGAAAAAGTTACTGAAGATGTTGCTCCAGTAAATATATTAGATGCAATTAAATCATAAGAACCAAATGATGGGGTAATAGAGCTGCTTGAAGACGTATAATCTGTTGCTGCCCCAGTAGCAGATTCTGCACGAACCGTAAAGGTGTATGCAGTGCCGTCTGTAAGTCCAGTCACCTGCACCGGCGAAGAGCCGTAGGATATAGCCTCGATATTTCCTGGATTAGAAACCGCACGATAAATAGCAGCACGACCGCCCGTAGTGGCCGGCGTGAATGACACATTTACTGCATCTAGTATTGGGTCCTGGGTAACTGCGCCAATGGTTGGTTTATTAGGTACATCCTGCACCTTGACATTTGGCGAAGATAATTTAGCAGAGCGAGAGTTAATAGTCATTAGAGCTCCGCACTAAATCCGATATAAGCATTAGTTGAATTATTTCCAATTACCTGATATGGACGATATTGAGTGAGGCCGCTTTGGCTTGATGCACTTATTAGTGTTGCCGTTGTAGAGGTATTATTTGGCTGTAACGATATTGTATTTAATGTTGACTGGGTTGTCCCATCCCACAAAGATAAAAGATTATAATCCATAGAAGTTGGCACTACTCTCATTGGAGTTGGAAATGGTATGTATATTTCACACTGAGTCGAGCTCTTACCAATTCCAGTTCCAACTGGTGCGTAATTACCAGTTCCCGTATTATTGCTTCTCCAGTAATACCTCTGACACGCTGCAAGCTCACCCTGAATCGAGTTCGCATTACGGCGGAAAGGTGTTGCAATGCTTCCGGCTTCTAATTGAACGCCCCAGATGTTAAAAGTATTAGACTGGAAACCAAGCGAACCGGTTCTTGTGTTATGAGTTGTGCCAGCAGATAGCCATAAATTTACAACTAACATACTTCCAGTGCCAATTGTTTTACTAACAATAGACGGTAGGTTAGCAGTCACAGTGTACCTCACCCAAGATGTGCCAATTACAACCTGCTGCGCATATGATTGCACTTCAGTCGACCCACTGGTACCAAATTTTTGAACAAACTCAACTGCAATTTTTGGCGTACCTGTTGCAGCTTTAGCATAAAAACTTAATGTAACTGTTTGTCCGGATAGGGTTCTAACATCCTCAATAGGCTGTTGAAGATGTATGTAGTCATCTGCAAGAGACATACTTCCAACCGCTAGCCTAATATAAGTCCCCTTTTCCCAGTTAGAAATCGGTGCTTCTCCAGAGGCAAATGCTTGAGCTGAGCATGTAGTACTAACCCCCCAAAAAGCCCATCTATCTAATGTATAACCATTAGTAGTTGTTCCGGTAGATGTAAGACCACGCTGATTAAAATCCATGGCACCATTAATTATGTAATTAGGCGATAGCGGAGTAGCAGCGCCATTTGCACTCACAATAGCCATTAAGCAATCTCCATACCTGACAAGTTGAACGACATAGTTGCAGAGGAAGCGTACACAATAACTTTATCACCTGCTGCAAGGGTTGTGCCGGTTGTCAACATAGTTGAGTCAGAGCCATCAATAGTTGCACCGTAAACAATCCAGTGCTTTGCGGCAGTAGTTGAATCAGCAGCAGGGCGGATAGCAATACGGTAAGTAGCTGGGGTCGCAGCCTGATTGCACACGGTGAGTGTAGAGATGACTGTCGATGTGGCATTCGGCACGGTGTAGATGACAGTCTCAGTTGTAGCAGCCGGAGCTGACTGAGCAATAATCTTATAAGTTGTTGCCATGATTTCCTATCCTAAGCACCCATTAGTAAAAATGAACTGAAATTTGCCTGACCAGATGGCCCTTCTGGACCTTGTGGACCGGCAACTGCTGGACTCATTTCTACCCAGAATGAATCGTAGTAAACATAAGTCTTACCCTCAGATGAGGAGAACCACATGTCTCCTTCTTCAGGTGTTTCTGGTGGAGTTTCTGAAACAGTAAGTCCACCACCGCCACCGCCAGATGCGTAAGCAAGCAGATTCCAAGCGGTTGTTCCGTCACCGTATTTTACTTTACCTGTATCTGTTTCCAGACCTGGCTCACCAGCAGCAAGCACAGGATTCGCAGAGGTCCACTGCGCTGCAGTTCCTCTGCGGAATTTCAATACTGTTTGAGCTGGCACTAGGGTGTTCCTCCGTCAATCGCTGTGATTGCTGTTGGGTCAAAAGTCAAAGTTGATGTACTACTATTATAGACGATTGGCGAAACTGCTGTTAAGTTTTCAAGAGATCCTGGCTCACCTTGAATACCTTGTATACCCTGAGGCCCCTGAGGACCTGTTTCACCCTGAATACCCTGAGGACCCTGCGGTCCGGTATCTCCAGTATCACCCTTAGGTCCAGTTGCGCCAGTTGCACCGGTGGCTCCAGTCGGACCAGTTGCACCTTGCAAAGCAAGTGGCATCCAGTGAACAGCGCCAAGTTCTGGAACTTCACCAACGGTTGGGTCGCCAGAAGCAAACCATGAAGAGTTGTTGTAAAAGACTGCATCGTCATTTACATAGTCAGTTGTGTTTGACCACACACCCTGCCAGTTAAGGCCAGTAGCACCGGTTTCACCGATTGGGCCCTGAATGCCTTGCTCGCCCTGAATACCCTGAATACCCTGAATACCTTGCGGTCCTTGAGGGCCAGTGTCACCGGTATCACCTTTGTCACCTTTTGGGCCGACTAGATAGAATGTGCCATTAGCATCTGGGACTGGAGAAAGTGCGGTAAGGTCAACGGTTGTGCCCTGGGGCAGAGAGAAGCTAAATCCCTCAAGCGAAATCGGAGAGCCAGTCTCATCTGTTAGAAAGAAATCTACAGACCAAGTCCAGTCAACTGGATTTAGGTCAGGATCGTTTGTGGCAACAAGGCGAATACCCTGAGTTCCATCTGGGCCAAGCAAGTAACCATTTGCGTCAAGAGTTGCCTCAACACGAGAGGGCACAATCGTGACTGGTGCTGGTGAGGCACCTGCATCCTTCAGAAATACTGGAGAAGGATTAAAAAATATTGACCCCTTGGCAGGAACGCCATCTGGGGCTGAGTCAACATCGGTACCATCGGCATACGCAAGTAGGAAACGGCCAATGACTGTGCCGTAACCTACGTTTGATGGAAGTGCCATTAATTAATCCTAAAGAGTCGTCAAGTCCAGAGTTGCACTACCGGACAAACTAAAAGTCTGGTTAGGTAGGCTTTGAAGAGTTGCGCCATCTGTATCGGTAAGTCTGTATTGTGCGGTCCAAGTCCATCCGGTTGGAACGTTATCAGTGTCGTCGGTTGCGAGCAAGCGAACGCCACGAGTGTTGTCAGAGCCAAGCAAGTAGCCCTCTGAGTCGAGCTGGCAAACAACTGGTCGCACAAGAATAGTGACTGGGGCTGGAAGTCCAGTTGCATTGCGTAGGCGCTCTACTGAAGGCACAAAGACAATGCTGCCACCGCAGGCTACGCCATCTGGATTTGGGTCAACATCTGGACCATCCGCATAGGCTAGCAAAAAGCGACCAACTACGGTTCCGTAACTGATATTGGATGGGAGTTCGTTAGCCATAATACTCTATTCTACCAGACCTAAGGGGTTCCGCCATCTACAACATTTGAGTTAACCCAAATGCCAGAACCATTTAGTTTTAAGAAGTCGCCAGAAACCGCTGAGGCTACATTGACATCATGAAGTTCATTTAGCTCGTAACCATTTTGAACTTTTACATACACCTTGCCGTTATTGGTTTGTGTACGCACAACAAGACCAAGATAAACCGAATGCGCTGGTTTCGCTGGTGGCAAGCCATAAACAACTTCACCTGGAGTTGTGCCTAACCAGATTGACTGACCAGAAGTGCTACCGTTAGTATTTAGCCCATCAAGCATACCCTCGGTAATTACCCAGCCAAAAGCACCAGAAACAAGTTCCTGCTTTAGTCGACCAATAACCTTAGATGATGTAGGCTCAGTGGTTGCGCTAGCAAGTTCGAGGCGTGGTGTGTCGCCGCTATTGTCAACACCGACAATATAAACAACTGCACCCTTTGGCATTGTTGTTGCTGTTTGGTTCTTTGCGTAAAGTTCTACGTTTGGAGCAAAGTTATCAATCCAAGTTGTGTTGTAATCTGTCCCATCAACCTTGGAGAGAATCTGCCCAGCGGTTCCACCAGCGGCTACGCCTGGCCCTGCCGGGCCCGTAGCGCCAGTTGGTCCAGTAGGTCCAGGAACGGTTGAATCCGCTCCAGCAGGCCCCTGAGGGCCAATAAGACTATCTAGCCATTCCGCTTCTGTTCCAGTGAAACCATCAATTTGTGCAACCTGATAGGCCGATAGACCATTGTATCCTTGAGGTCCAGCAGGGCCAGTAGGCCCAGCAGGACCCGTTGCTCCAGTAGGCCCAATAGGACCTTGAGGCCCTTGCGGACCCGTAGCGCCGTCAGCACCATCAGCACCGGCCGGACCGGTAGCACCTGTAAGACCTTGGATTCCCTGCGGTCCCATAGGACCAGTTGGTCCTTCTGGACCTGTAGGCCCCATAGGCCCCATGTCACCTTGCGGGCCTGTAGGACCCGTAGGCCCGACTTCACCTTGAGGGCCAGCAGGCCCTTGAATACCCTGATCTCCTTGTGGACCTGTTGGTCCAGCTGGTCCAGTCTCGCCCTGAGGGCCTTGTAAACCTTGTTCTCCTTGTGGTCCTTGTGCACCATCTGCTCCTGGTTCTCCTTGTGGTCCCTGAGGACCCGCTGGTCCCTGAGGTCCTGCTGCGCCATCTCCGCCGCCTCCGCCGCCACCGGCTTTGCGCTTGTCGAGCTTTTTAATTTCAAGCTCAACCTTGTCACCCCAATCCTGCGATTGCGCAGGTAAATTGGAGTCTGGGAAGATAATCATTCTATTATTATACCCTAGTAAACAAGCACACCCCCGGAGCAAAAAAGAAGCTCAACGGGGGTGGCTCATGTGAACACAACACAGTAAGGCAGGAGAAACCTTACACAATTATTTTAGCATAGGTTTGTCAGTAAAATACTGACATCGTCAATTTCTTGACAAGAGAAAACCGGAAGCCCCTCTGGTGTTTCACAGACAAACTTCCGGTTGGTGTTACTAGCATAGCATAGGTCTTTCAACCTAGATCTGTGCCCCTTTTCAAGGCCAGTATAGCACAAAGAAAAACCCCCGACCCGAAGGTCGAGGGCTTTTCGAGAGTGGAGCTATTAAGCGCCTGCACCAGTTGAAGCAACGGTACCGGTTGGTAGCAAGAAGCCACCAGTAGCAATGTGACGAATACGCATCTCGAAGTCGTCGTTGTCGAACGAACCATCACGAGCAGGAACATCGCCGCCACCTAGGAAGGTGCCGCCGTTTGCCTTGATGCGTAGTTCTGGAGTCTCGTATCCACGTAGGAAGCCTAGCGCAACTGATGGGTTTAGTGACTGTCCAGGAACTGGAATCAAGAACCAGTACGCAGCAGCGCCTGAGTTGATCTTGGTAATCCAGTCGTTTACAACGATTTCAATCTGTGAACCGATTGGGTTACCGGTGATTGTCTTAGTGACAACGCCGCCAACAGTGGTTGAAGTCTCAACGGTCTGAGTTGCAAGAATCTTCTTAGCCTGTAGCTCTAGTGAGCGTGGGATAACAAGAGCGAAACGAGTTACAGGAGTAATCAAGTTACCGTTGTATGACTGCTCGTTAGCGAACTGGATAGCCTTCTCTAGGTTCTCTAGAGTCAGTGCCAAGTTACCTGCAAGTAGGTTTCCGTTACCTGAGTTGAAGTTAGTGGTGTTTAGACCACCAGCAGCAACTAGCTGCTTGGTAACTTCTTCATCTTCCTTACCGGCAGCCTTTTGGGCAAGTTCGATAGGTAGACGCTCTAGTAGAGAGATGTTTCCGTCGTTGATAATCGCTTCCCATGAGAAACGGATACGCTGACCGGCCTTCTTAACTGACAGGCTCTTCTCAGTTACTGAGAACCAACCTGCAGTTGGGTACTCGTCGTACTCGCCAACAGTTGGAAGTGAACCTTCACGGAACTTGTCGCCTGCGTTGTCCTTGCCATCGTCTTCGTAACGAAGGTTCATGAACTGCTGTGGACGGAAGTCATCCATAACTAGACGGGTTGAGAAACGGTCCCAAACCTTTGGCTGAACTGCGTAGTTCTCCAAAAGGATCTTGTTAATGGTTGGAGCCAACTGCACAGGTAGGTCTGAAGTAGAGATACCTTCCTGTAGCTTTAGCTTGTCCTGACGGTCTCCACGAAGGGCACCCTCAAGAACCTTTGCTGCCTCAATGTGGCGAGCTGTAATTTTTTCAGTCATTATTTTCTTCCTTACGCTGCCTGAGTCAAACGAACGTAGATGTCGCCAGCGGTTGTAGTTGACTTTGCAGTAACTGCGTGACCGATGAACTTGTTACCAGAAGCGGTAACGTTGATAACTCCAGCAGAAGTCATGTACACTGCTGCGCCAACAGTAACTGCAACTAGAGTAGATAGCTTGACAACGCCGTTGAACTTTAGAGTGGTGTAGTAGTTACCGTCCTCGCCAGCGTATGCGTCCTTCTGTGCTAGGCCAACAAGTGCACCAACCTGAACCAAGTCGCCTGATTTAACAGTGCTTGCAACAGGAAGGACTAGCTCATTAGCATCTTTGTAAATCTCGTTGAGAGCCATTTACTTTCCTTACTTCTTTGAGATGCTAGACACAATAGCGTCAAGTGCATCGGCGTTTGTAGTTTTGATTGATTCCTGAATCGAACCAATGTTGTCCATGGTCTCTACAGGCTTTGCTGACTCTGTAACAACAGATGCAAGGTAAGCCTTCTCATCCGCAATTAGTTCCTCAACAGTCTTGGTGTTGGTCTCAACCTTAAGTGCTTCTGCAACACGTGCAATAGCAAGCTTTGGTAGACCTGATTCGTTGAACTTCACAGCAACGTCTACAGGGTCTACTGCCTCAACTGCGTCAGTTACCTCAGCGTCAGCCTCGGCACCTTCCTCAGGCTCAGCAGGAGTTGCAGACTCTACAAGAACCGAAACCGATTCGCGCAGAGGGCTGATAGCTTCAACAAAGGTAGCCTTAAGGTCCGCAACAGCAGCCTCGAACTCTTCCTTAGTAATCATGCTTTCATTTCCTTCCGAAAGTGATTCAGTCAATTCTGAAACGCCTTCTTTTCTGGTGTAGCTTTCAAGTAGTGACAAGAACTTGCCACCCGCTCCGGCTACAGTGACAACATCGACGCTGGTTAGTGGGTCCTCCACTAGCGCTTCGATGATTGGCCCTTCTCGGCCCTCTGCCTCTCCGACCTTGGCTTCGCCAAGAGCGTGGATTGACAAACCAACATCCCCAGCCATCTCACGAATAATCGGAGCGTAGTGGGAATAAAATTCAATATCGGCAACTAGGCCGTTTTCTGAAAAGACAGCATCGCTAGTTAGCTTTCCAGCCAACTGGTGCACGTCACGTTCTGGACGATCGTGGGCTTCGTTCATTGAAGGGTGGTTCATGAAAACCTTAGTTCCCTTTTTGAAAACGGTTGGCCCGTAAGAAGCAAGCATCTCTGCACCGTAGTAGCCAGAAGAACCCCAGCCCGCTTCAATTACCTTTACACGCCACTTATTCCCCTGTGATGGGGCAACTGCGAGGGCTAAATTCTCGTTTAGCTGAACGGTCATACAAAATCTCCGAAAGTTATCGTCTTGTGATTATTGTAGCATACCTACAAAGAATGTTTTACGCTGTTGGTGCGTTGTCACTGTCACGCAAGTCATTTGCGTTGTCCTGCATTGAACCAACTGCTCCAGAATTTCCTTGCGACGGAATTGCTGAACCGGCATCCGGTGAAACTTCGCCGGTCGGTGGAGTTGAGTGCATCTTCTTGACATCCAAAGTTTCAAGCACAGCGTCACGGAACTCGTCCTGCCAGATTGCTTGAGACTCGTAAGCCAAAGCAAGTGACTGCATCACACGCTGGGAAGCCTCGGTCTCAATCTTTGGCCATTCAACTGTTGTGCCCTTGGCACCAAGCAAGTTAAGCACACGCTTGTAGAACAAAGTCCAAACCTGCTGGCGTGCTTCCATTGCCTTGACAGTTGGAACATCCAGGGTCTGAGCAGTACCGTAAGCGCCAGATGATCCTGGGTCAGAAAGCAAAGCCACAATCGAAACCTCAAGAGCCGAAGCAACCATGGAAGCCAAGGCACGACCATTGCCCAAGTCAACACCCGAACCACCA